CGACCGTGAAGTGGGCCTCAAAAGCAGTATGGTCAGTTGCAACATACTTCGCTCCCGCTATTTTCAACTTTCGGAGCAAGGCGGGCCGTTCGGGCAACGGCACATGTTTTATGAAGGCTGGGTACTTATACACTTCAGCCTCCATCGCCTTGCACACTGGACCAAAGAAAACCTTGGCATAATCACACCTAGCATTGATGTGACGCGCATGCTTGTACTCAGGATAGGACTCTAATTTAATAAAGCCCTTAACCTTACGGAGGTCAGATTGGGAGGGAATGGCATTGGAGGCGCCCCACTTCGCATGGGCCTTCCTCAATTGCTCTTTACGAGCGATCGGATATGACTCCGTCGCCAACCATTCCTCGAACTCCATCGGACCTCTGATAGGAGTGAGATTTTCTCTGGCCCACTTCGCGCAAAATGCGCGGAATGGTGCTTTCAGGTCAGGGGACAGTGGAGGTACCTGCCTAGCGTAACGCTTTGCTATTCCCTTTAGCGCCGTGTCGCGATCGAACCGACACGGCGATATGGGAGCGACAAAAGGAACGCGTGGTACGTCAGGCAGGGTAGCGAAATTGATGCTCCGATGCGGTATACACTTTGGTGATACGACCACCCGGCCCCGGGGTTGGCCGGGGTCGGGCAGAGGTACCTCATTCGCCCGGTAACCAACCGCAATGGCTGATCCCGAACGGAGTGCGTGTGTTCGGAGCTGGTTTATGGCAGCTGCCACCCGTTTCTCCAGCTTAGGACGGGTGGCCTCTGAAAACGCTCAGACGTCAAATAGAGCCGTAGGAACTTGGTCGTTCCAACTTTCAACGTCTCATAATCTCGATCCGCTACATTCAGTCCCGCGCAGCGCAAGAACTTAGAGTGCACGTTGCTCAGGAACTGTTCCACATCGCCGCCACCAAATTCGGAAAGAGCCACAGTCGCCCAGTGGTCGCAGACGTGCAGATCATCATGCGCAAATCCGTAACGATAACGGTAGCGATGGCAACGCAAAGCGTTCGGCACCAACGGGACATGCGTGTTCGTTTGAATACGCGAGTCCCGGGCGTGAGACACGTCAAATGCCGTAACGTCTACGCTAGGCACGTACAGGAAATAGGCGCCTAAGCCCGCCACGCCGTGCACCAAAAAGAAAGACCAGGCGATTTGGAAGAAAACCTCTGGTCGAGCAAGTTGCACGAAATAGCGAGCGTGGACGCCCATGGAGGGCCCCGCGGCATTCCGCACGGACGACGCGAACATGGACAAGGAAATAAGAGCCCCCCAAAAAATGAAGAGGGAGGCTGCAATGCACTTGGCCCTGAACGCGCGACTGTCCTTGCGGAATCCCAACACCTTCCGAAATTCCTTTGGGGTAAAGCGCAACCCCTTGAGGGACCGTAATGGTGCAGGTCTAGGGGGTGGGTCAGCCCGCGGCGGGACGACAATTTTGTTGTCAGCTAGCCACAGGTCGACGTCTTCGAGAACAACCTCCCGGTCCTTCCAGTAGTCGACGGCGTCCGCGTACAGGCCCGCGCGGACAATCAGTCGAGCTACCTCTCTAGAGACCTTCTGATCGAAGTGGTTGATGAGAGTATCAACCTTAAGGGAGAACGCCTGCTCCTTGACCTGGGCAACAATATGCTCCACCGACTTGGT